CACTAATCCAGCAGCTGACAAATACTTGGATATGGCTTCCAAAAGGAAGAACCTCCAAAAGTATTCTCAATGGTGTGGTGGAGAAGCAGGATGGGATGACTACACCGAAAGGTGGCACGAAGAAACTGAAAATTAACCTCTAAATACTCCTACGGGAGTATTTTTTTGTGCAATGCCATATCAGGCTTTTCAAAACCCAGCATATAAGTTTGTCAATCCTAGTAAGGATTCACCAGCAGGTAATTTCACGCAACTGAATAAGAAGGCAAGAGAGTTTAAGGATGTATCACTTGCATTCACTCCTCATCCTATTACTAAGGATTTAACGATTATAAGGAATGAAAGAGCGATTAATAATGCTATTAAGAACCTGATAATGTATCATTTTGGAGAAATTCCATTTCAGCATGATATTGGTTCCAATGTAAGAAACTATATGTTTGAGGTGATGGATCCTGCAACAGCACAGTTTGTTGAACAGGAGATTGAGAGAGTTATCAAAGATTATGAACCTAGAGCGATTGTTGATGGTAATATGAATACTTTCCCTCAGAGGATTGGTGAAATAACATCACAGAATTCATATGACAATTATGACAACTCTGCAAGGAATGTGGGATATGCAACTGTGAATCAATTCCTCAAAGAGACAGGACAATCTTTGGGAGTGTTTGCACAGTTGAATGAAGAGGAAAATGCCATTGAGGTTTCGGTGTTTTATGTGATTGTTGGATACGATCAAGTATTCAGTGTTGAACACATTCTTTATCCCACAAGGGTTTAAATACCCTCATAAATAACTCAAACTAGACAGAGAATAATGTCAGGAGCAATCCAACTTACTGAAGTTGATTTTCAACAAATAAAAGACAATTTAGTAAATTATCTCAAATCAACTAAGCAATTTACTGATTTTGACTTTGATGGTGCTAACCTGCAGGTTATTCTCAATCTGTTGGCGTATCAAGCACAGTTGAATGCTTATACAACTAACATGTTGGCGAACGAGAGTTTCCTTACGTCATCATCTGTAAGAAACAACGTTGTTACTAACGCAAGAAGTCTTGGATATCTTCCTACATCAACACGAGCAGCAAGAACAAGTATAGACTTTCAATTCCAACTTACAAGAGGACAGTATCCACAAGGGTTTCCCAGATTCCTCGAAATCAGACCTGGTGTGTCATTTGTAGTTGGAGCGGGCGAAGGTTCTTTCATTTTCAATAATGTAGAGATTTATGTTGCTGCTGTTGATACAAATGGACTGGTTAAGTTCAATGCAATGGATGTGTATGAGGGTGCATATGTCACTGCCACATTTATAGTTGATAAAGCAAATTATACTCAACGTTTTATTCTAGAGAACCCAAATATTGATACTGACACTATTCGTGTTGAAGTACAGGAGAATCCCAATTTAGACAATACTGAGTACTATGTACAAGCAAAGAATCTTGTAGATATTGATTATGAAGATAGAGTCTATTGGATTGATGAAGATGAGAGCAAATATTATGAATTGACGTTTGGGGATGGATTCTTTGGTAAGGAACTCCCAGAAGGTTCGAAAATTCATGTAACTTACATTCAAACCAATGGTCCTGCAGGAAATGGATTGCAGGGTATCAATAATTTCTCATTTATTGGAAATCTCTATGATTCCAACAAGTTGAGGATTACAAATCCAGCAGTTATCACTTCTGTTGCTACTTCTAATGGTGGTTCTCAACTAGAAGACGTTCCTTCTATTAAGTTCAGAGCACCAAAGTATCATGGAGCACAGAACAGATGTGTGACAGCACAGGATTATGAAGCAATTATTAGGCAAATCTATCCATCTGTAGAAGGCATTTATGTTTATGGAGGTGAAACTCTTGAAATTCCTGAGTATGGCAGAGTTTTTATTGCTATTAAACCACTTTTGGGTGAGAATCTTTCAAATATTACCAAGAATTACATTAAAAAGTCTCTGGAAGACTACAGAATTGCGTCTCTCGATATCTGTATTGTCGATCCAAACGTACTTTATGCTGAAGTGGACAGTCTTGTATATTATGATGAGAAGAGAACTATTAAAGATAGTTCGGGTATTGACTGCATTGTCACAGACACTCTTCTTGAGTATGCAAAATCGCTGAATATCTCTAAATTTGGAGGTGCAGTTAGATATTCAAGAATTGTAGCAGCAATTGATGATTCTGATGAGAGTATCACTCGTAACTTGTCTCAGTTGAGGATGAGAAAGGATGTAAAGGCACTTATCAATACAAGAGCAGTATATGAAGTTTGTTTTGAGAATGCATTTAAACTTGATTGTAATCAATCTGTAGTATATTCTACTTACTTCTATCTCCAAAGAGACGGTGTTGCTGATTTTGAGACAAAGTACTACATTGAAGACGATCCTCAATCAGGTAAGAGGAATGATTTTGAAGTCAAGAAGTATACTGAATTGACTGCAGAGCAACAAGAAGAAGTGAAATTGATGATGACACTTCCAATTGTAGAATTACCTAATTTTGTCTTTGTAAATAAAGAGACACAGGAGATTTTCCTAGTGTTCCCACTAGGCAAACTGCGTTTGTTCTACTTCAATAGTCTCAATCAGAAAATCTTTGTAGATAATGAGATTGGTACTGTTGATTATGATAAAGGCGAACTGAAGATTGGATATGATAAGGGTAAGGATATTACTGTGATTGACACAGAAATGCCCAACGGCGTGATTGAATTCAGAGCATTCCCTAGAGAACAAGATATTATCGCTAAACACTCCGTATATCTCAGTCTAGACATCGCTAAGTCAACGATTGAAGCAACTCCAGATACCAAGATTGGTGAACCCTGATGCAGTACGATAAAATCGTTTATCCTTCATCACAACTTTACGCTACTTTACCAGAGTGGATTTCTGAACAATATCCACGTTTTGTTGAGTTTGCTTCTAAATCTCTTGAATCACAGGAAAGACTGGGGTTTGGGCAGAGTATTCTGCAGAATTTAGAGAAATATAGAGACTTTGATTTCTATAAGCAACCAATCGTTGAGATGAACGTATTGGATGCGGCACTAACGTTTGATAATACAGAAAGTTTAACTCTTACGAATGGATTTGGATTTCCAGAAGAGAACGGTGTTATCTATATTGAATCAGATGATACTGACAATTGTGGCGATCTGAAAGATGGAGAGGTAATTCTTTATCGTTATAGAGATGGTAATGTACTCTATGACTTGGAAAGAGGTGCTTCTGCTACAACAGACTTGGGTACTTTCGTTAAAAACAGTACTTACTCTTATACAAGACCACAACCTCATTTCAAGGGAGCAAAGGTACACAACCTTTCAGTTCTCTTTCTATCCAGCATGCTGGATACAATTCACCAAACCTATGCTGTAGGTGTTGATAGTAAGTGGATTGCTGAACCTATCAATCATGGTACACTACTAGAGAATTTTAGAGACTTTTTTCAAGCAAAAGGAACTAAACTAGGCATTAAGGCACTCTTCAAGTTCATCTTTGCTGAGAATGATGTTGATGTAGTGTATCCTGGTGACAGGATGATTAAACCATCTCACTCCACTTGGATTGAGACTTTCATCATGCGCTCAGTTCCTTTACCTGAGTTGCTAGTTACACCTATTCACAACTATGTACTTCCTGATAGACTGATTAACAGGGAGTTGCAAATCAAATCCTATAACGATCTTATCAACGATCAGACAAAGAATAGGGTTATTGGTAGAGCAATCTGTGATTATGTTTCATCTTACGAGCATGAGGCAGTAACTCAGTATGAGTTCTACATTCAGAAAGAGAATGTCAGTGGCAATTTCCCNGCCAACCCCTTCACAAACCTCACCAGAGCACTGAAAGTCTTTGGTTCTGGTAGTGATGATATTGATGTAACAACAATCACAGTGGAGAGCACACTGGGGTTTGCGGATAGTGGTGTTATCTTTATTGGAACAGAGGGTATCTTCTACAGGACTAAGACATTCAATCAATTCTTAGATTGTACTCGTGGATATATCAACGTAGAGACAACTCATGAGATTGATGATGTAGTTTATGGTCCTGTCTTTATTGAAGGTATTCTAGAAGTAGACGATCCTTACGGTAGAACAGATACTCTCATCTCCCGTTCGTGGCCTCTGGGTCTTGTATCTGATGTAGAGATTGTTGATCCTGGATTGCTTCATCAGACTGATGATGAGGTTGTGGTGAATGGACCTGGTAGGATTGATCCTAGAGAACCTGCTATCTCTGCATGGACAGAAAATTATGATGATAAACTGATTGATCAAGCATCTGTAATGCCTTATATGGCAAATCATACAGATAGAACTGCCGCTGTCACAGGCACATATTTTGATGATGGATTTGTATTTGTTACATCTACTAACTTCCCCTATCACGAGATAGGTAACTTCTCTTTGGATTATACTGTGGGTCCTCAGATGCAGGCACCTAATGCTCTACACGTTATCCCTCGCAGAGAAAGCATTCAGACAAACGTTAAGAGTGTAGATGAGAATGGCAATAAAGAATACTTCTTCCACGATAAGGGATTCAGGGGAGATTGGTGTATTCACAAATGGTGTACCAGCATTCTCTAATGTATCCAATCAGAGAATCATTCAAGGTATCATNACTGAGTATGAAATTATTTCTACTGGATATGGTTACAAAACACCCACTCTGCTTGTAAATGATAATCCAGTCCCTGAAACTTTTGAATTTGATCCTCTGAATCAGGGTAAAGTTATTTCTATCACTGCCACTAGTCAGATTAATTATGAACAGATTCCACCTCTTCCTACAGTTGAGGTTATTGGTGGACGTAACGCTGTACTAACTCCTACATTTGATAGATTTGGTAGATGTGAGAGTGTTCAAATCACTAATGCTGGTGAGTATTATTATGATACACCAGCAGTAACACTCGTTGATAGTGCAAATATTGGTAAAGGTGGGCATCTTACCTGTGAAGTACAGGATGGGAAGATTGTATCTGTTACCATTGAAAATCCAGGACTGGATTATAAANCAGCATCAACTACTATTGTGATTACTCCACAAGGTACTGGATGTCAAGTTGCTCCTATTGTTCAGTATTATCAGTTTAATAGACCAGAAGAAGTTAACAATAACCCTTATTGGACTTGGGATGAAGGAATGGGATTCCGTTTGGGAAAAAGGTGATAATGTTAAACAGTGGTATGGATATGTCTCTTTCCCTAAAAAATTGGGAGATAATGAATTAACTGCTGCGAGAATTTCTACAGATCCAGATTCTGACAATATCATCACTCAGGTGTTTGGTGATTACATCATTGCTACTCCTGCTGGTACAGGTGCTCAACACTCTCCTTTGTTGGGATATGCTTATGATGGCAACCCAATCTATGGTGGTAACGTATATGCAAATGGAAAGGATAAGACAGAAGGATTCAAGAAGATGTTCTCTGGTTGGGCATTAGCAAAAAACAGGTATGAAACTATTCCTAGTGGATCTGAAGTCACTGCAACTCTTCCTCCTTCTGAGCAGTTGTATCCTATGGGTACATTTGTAGAGGATTACAGATACGACCCATCTGCTGCTACACGTAATGTTCGTATTCTGGCAGAAGACTTTGATTATATCAAAACTGAGATTGATGAATACATTCTAGCATCTCAACCAGTACCTGAAGATTGGATTCTGAATAGAAACAACTCTCTGCGTTGTAATACTCCTGAGTATCCAGCAGAGTTGTATCCTGATGGTGTGTGGATTTATATTGCCACTGAGGTTGTTGGTACTGCAACCTTCCCATACATCATTGGACAGACATTTGAGGATAGACCCATTTCTCAGAATGCGGTTGCATCACCTCAGGAAATTGATGAGTCTACAGGATTCATTATTTACAATCCTGAATCCAAGTATAGAGAACTCGCTATTGAGTTCAATTCTGATAGAGCAGAGAGATATAGAAATCCTTACCTTACTCCAACTAAGGATGATTTGAAAGTTGAGATCGCTCATTGTAGTGAGGGTTCTGTATCTGACATTGTTGTGGTTGACGGACAACCTAACAACTCAAAGGTTGGTGATTTGATTGCATTTGATGATACAGACACTGGTGGTTCTGGTGCTCTGGGTATTGTTGAGGAAGTGGACGGTGTAGGAGTTGTGAAGGGTGAAGGTGAAGACATCACAACTACAACTATCTCTCATTATCAGAGATTGAATCTGAAATCTAATCCTAATCCTGAGTTAGATGAGGATGGTGTTCCTATCGCATTCACTTTCGTTAAATCTTCTCTGATCATCACATCATCTGGTGCTGAAGCAACTGTAATGGAGTTTGATCCATATACACAAATCCTTGATGTCTACACATACACACCCAATCTGATTCAACCTGGTGATTCATTCAGAGACAACAAAGGAAATCTAGTTACTCTGGGTGGTGTTGATGATGTACCAGATAATGCACCTCTTCCCTTTGCAATGCAGATGCAGGCATTTGCTCATAACAATCAGAGGGTAGAAGACAGACAACTGTACATGGCAGAGATTCAACCAGGTACAGATCAAGCAGAACCTGGTGATTTGTGGTGGTCACAACAAAATGGTAGGTTATACATCTACTTTGATGATCAAGACAGTAAGCAATGGGTTTGTACTCAACCTATTGGTATGAGACCTCTAGAGGGTGCTTCTGATCATGGTATTGGTGTTAATACACCAGTTGAGCAAATCATCTCAACCCCACAGTCTGATTTAAGAGTTCAGATCTCCACAAGAGCACCCAGTAGCAGGAACGATGGTTCTCCTAACGCGCCTGGTGACTTGTGGTGGTCTAATCAGACAGGTATTCTTTACATCTATGTTGAAGCAGAATGGGTCTGTACAGATCCCAACGCAATCGTTCCAACTCCTGATGCCTCAGATGTGACAGGAACTTACACCAACATGGAGATTCCTGAGGAACCATATGAATGTAAGCAGAATGTCATCATTTCTTACGTCTCTCCAACAGGTGAAGTAACGATTGGATTGATTGAACCTGGTTATCTGTGGTGGTCACCACTTACAGGTAAGATGTACATCTACTACAGAGATGGAGATGGTGTTGTTTCCTGGGTTATCACCAACCCTGTTGGTATGCTATCCAACACCTATTCTCTTGATTACATTCCAGAAGGTGATGGTGGTGGACAACTTCCTCCTGTAACACCTCTTCCAATTGATCCTGAAGGACCTGGTGGAGATGGTGAACAACTAGGACCCATCAAACTCAACAAAGGTGAGTCTGTCATGTGGTTTGAACACCTCAAAGACTTCCTCCCTGGTGATATAGTGAGATTCATGGCGGGTGCACCTGGCACAGGTTTAACAGAGGATGCTAGGATTCTTCGCATTATTGAACAGTTTGCACCTGCTGCCGCTGTAATTGAGAGAGGTGAACCCAGATTCGCAATTCCTGACGGAACGAATGTACTGAACCTATCACGTTCACTTTATACAGTTACTACAGAAGAACCTCACAGATTGAGTTCTGGTGACTTTGTTACTCTATCTGGTTCAGCATATGATGAAGTGAACTCCACTCATACTATTATTAGAGGTGGGGTGATTGATTCTGCTGAGGGTACAGTTCAGATTGACTCTGGTACAGGCAAGATTACAAATGTAAATGTCACCTATCCAGGCAAAGGATACACATCTAACTTCTATGTTACCTTCTACGATGGTAATGGCACAGGTGGATTGGGATACGCTGAAGTAAATCAATCAACATCAGGCATTAAAGAAGTAGTAGTTCTTGATGGTGGAGTGAATTATACTAAACCACCTAAGATTTTCTGGGGTAGAGAACTCTCAGATAAAGAATTTGATTTGTATATGACAGAAACTTACNCTGAAGAGACATCTTTGGAGTACAGCACCAGTTCGTTGAACGTGATGTCTACTATTAATAAGGCAAAAGTCACCTGTCCTGGATTGGGATATAAGAAAATGCCTGCCATTTGGGGTGTTTATAAGAAACAGATTGATAGAGGACAGTTTTTAGTCAATTTGGGAGGCACATCTATCTCTGATGTGGAGATTTTGGATGGTGGAGCGAGATATATTGCNCCAAAAGCAATCTTCTATGATATTCAAGGTAGTGGAACAGGTGCTGCCGCTAAAGTATCAGTTACAGATGGAAGAATCAGTGCCATTGACATGATTGAGAATGGTGAGGGGTATGTGGAACCCACAATGCTTCTTGTAGAGACAATGGGTAAGTTTATTGCTCTCACAAATGACATTGGTAAGATTGAGAGTATGAAAGTACTCAATCCTGGTAGNGCAGTTTTCTCCTGAAAGAGCACTGAAACCAGAGATTATGATTGAAACCCGTCTGATTGTTCAATTTGATACCTATATTTCTGGTAGTATCATTCAATTGGACGGCAGGACTGATTACACATTCCTTGGTTTGAATGGATATTCAGCAGATGCTGTGATTTCTACTGGTAGAGACGTCAGTGCATACAATAATATGGAACCAGGTGATATTGTATGGCAGGGCACTGCTGATGGCACCACAAAGTTGGTAACAGCAGAAGTGGTTGCTTATGATGATGTGAGACAAATTCTCACTGTTCGTAATGTTATGGGCAATTTGAAGGATTATGAGAGACTTTATTCAGAAGATGGCACATCTGTTATGGTTTTGAGAGAAGGACAAGCAGACACAAGATGTGTTGTAAATGGCATTTCTTCACCAGAAGGTAGATTTGTTGATGATACTTCAATGATTTCTAGTTCCTGGGCACATATTCAGGATTCTTTCTATTATCAGAAGTTCTCTTACTCCATTCAATCAACACTTCAACAGCATCAATTTGATGATTTTGTACAAGAAATCATTCATCCTGCTGGATTCATCATGTTCTCTGATTTGCAGGTAAGAAGTGTACTTCCTACAGAGATTATGCCTCTTGAGGCAATCATCACAGGACCTGTACTTCCTATTCTCTCGCCTGATAACTACAACGTTAAATACACCGCTGTTGGTGTAGGCGAGGACAGTGATAATTCCAATTACGCTATTGCTCCTGATACAGGAACCATCTAAATAAACAAAAAGACTTCAGGTTATGACCGTCGAAACGCAGTATAACATAGTCAAGGTTAATGAGTTACGCGAAATCACCGTCGCACAAGGCGTTGATCAACTTATTATTAATGATCTAGACTCATCTCCGCTTGAAACCAAAAAGATTACGGCAGAGAATCTTGCTCTGTCTCTTAAAGATTACATCCTACCCATCGCAACTGATGATGTTCTTGGTGGTGTAAAGATTGGGAATGGTTTGACAATCAACCCAATCACTGGTGTTTTGTCAAATGACATCAACATCTTAGATGATTTGGGTGACGTTATCATCCTGAATCCAGAAGTGAATCAAGTTCTTCGTTACAACGGAGTTCAGTGGATTAATCAATCTGAAGGTGGTTTCACAAACATCATCGCAGGTGAAGGTTTGAGTGGCGGTGGCACAGAAGGTGTTATCACACTTAATGTCAATGCAGGTCCTGGTCTTCGTGTTCAATCAGATCAGGTTTGGGTAAACGCTGGTGGTGGTTTGGCGATTGAGGATGATTACCTTGTTGTACAAGTAAGTCCTGGTCTTGTTATCAGTCAGAATAACATCACTCTCAACCTTGGAGAAGGTTTGGTTATTCAGGATCAATTGCTTGTTCCAAACCCGGGTAATGGCATCTACATTAATGGTGGTAAGATTACTGCGTTGCTTGGTGATGGTCTTACTTTTGGTGCTGAAGGTAGAACAACAATTGATTATGCTCGTGGATTGACTATTGTTGGTGGTAAACTTGAGTGTAACATTGGTTCTGGACTGAAGTTTACTGGAAGCGTGTTGGAAGGCAACGCAACTCTTCCTGAGTTGAATGATGTTTCCATCAGCAATCCAACAGACGATCAGATTCTTCAGTATAACGGTTTACAGAATCAGTGGGAGAACGTTGACGTTGCTACTCTGAGCCTTGCTGATCTGAAGAGCTTGGTAGCCAACGCTGCTGATTACTCCGAATTCCAGGCAGCCATCGGTGCTCTCTGATGTCAACAATATCCACACTTGACTTTCGCGTTCAGAATGCGAAAAACTTTATTGACTCTCTTTATGGTGAAGAGGGAGAGAATGATGCTTACGTTTTCATCGGTAAACCCACTCCATGGGAAGATGAGAACCGTCCTCCTGTGCCAATAAACAACCTCGAGCATTTCTATGATGTCTATCATCAGATGCTTTCTCTGAGACGCATTCAGGGTAATGAGTGTTTTCCTATGTTTAGGAGGATTACGTGGCAGTCTGGGAGTATCTATGACTACTATAGGCACGATTACTCAGTCGTTAATCCAGCATTCAGTGGTGCTACGGTACTAGAAAACGCCAACTTTTACGTTATCAACTCTAAGAATGACGTATATGTGTGTCTTTTCAATAGCAATAACCTTCCTTCCTCTGTAGAACCCAGCAACGACAACTACGACCCCTTCTTTACTACTGATGGTTATCAGTGGTTGAAGTTGTTTAGTATCAAAAGTCAAGTGTTGTATGATTATTCAACACTAAACTTCCTTCCTGTTACTACAGATGGGGCAAATATTGATACACAGGTAAGAACTGGTGGAGAAATCACTACTGTTGTGATTGATAGTAGAGGTGATGGGTATACAATCAACCCAGGTGGTACACAGAATGAGATTGAGACTTATTATTGTAAGATTGTTGGTGATGGAGATGGTGCAGTTGCATCTGTGAGAGTAACACCTCCTTCTATTGAGAACCCTGAGATTGGACAGGGTATTGGTGCTGTCCGTGTTGTTCGTCCTGGGAGCATGTACAGTTATGCGACTCTTGATTTTACTGCTGGTCGCTGTTATGCAAGTCTTGCAGACCTTGATGCCGAAGTAAATGGATTGGATCCACGTGGCGATGGCAGATTTAGATCTACAGTCATCATCAACCCACCCAACGGATGGGGATATGACATTGCAAGACAACTCAGCGCTACAACTGCTGGTGTCTTCTCCTCATTTGCTTACAACCTGACTGACTTCTTCCCTGAAACTACCTTTAGACAGATTGGTATTCTTCAGAATCCTGAGGTGAATAACCCTCAAATGGAAGGCACAAACACTCTCAGTGGCGTATTTGCCTATAAGGTGACTGAAATTGAGGGACAACCTGAATTTATCATTGGAGAAACCATCTATCAGCAGAGATTTAACGAGGAACTTCAGCGTACACAGACTGCTAAAGGCACAATCGTTGGTTGGGATGAAGGCGAAAAGATTATTAGATACATACAAATTCCTTCACAAGATGTAGATGATGATGGAATCCTCTACCAATTCGACTCCTCGACCTTCATTCACGGTGCTACCTCCAATAAAGTGGTTGAACCGACCTCGTATAACGGTTCTCTTGCTGGATTATTCTTCGTCGACGGGTTCGCAGACACAGAAGTGAAGAGATATACTGGGCACATGCTTTATATTTCTAACATCTCACCTGTATTGAGAGCACCAACTCAAACAGAGAGAATATCCCTCCTAGTTCAGTTCTAAATAAAAATAAAGAGTGATAGTAATCAATGGCTCCTCTTCAGCTGAATACCAACGTCCCGCCTTATTATAACGACTACGACCCGTTAAAGAACTATTATCAGACCCTATTCAAACCAGGGTATCCTGTTCAGGCACGCGAACTGACTCAACTGCAATCTGTATTGCAGAATCAGATCGAACAACTCGCTTCTCGTATTCTGGCGACTGGCGATCAGGTTGTAGGTGGTGAGTTTGGATTTGACAATAAAGTTCCATACGTACGTGTATCCTCTATCACTCAAGGATCCACTGCTTCTGACTTCGTTGGGTTCGAACTGACTGGTGAGATATCTGGTGTGAAGGCAAAGGTAATGTTTGCCTATCCTCAAGTAAAGGATGAAGAAGGCAAAGTTACTGATGATGTAACGTTCCAAGTACAATATCTTGATTCTGGTGCTAAATCCACCTCTGCAACCTTCAGAGAGGGTGAAGTACTCACTTCTACTAACCCCAACGCTTATACCGCTGTTTGTGGTATTGACGGCATCAGTCGCCCAATTGACTCAAAACCTATGGGTTTTGGGTGTAATTTCACTGTTCAGAGTGGATCTTACTTCGTTGATGGGTTTATGGTGAGAAACGAGGCAGAAACCATCGTTATCTCCAAGTACACCAAGAACCCTACGTGTCAGATTGGTTTCCTTGTTAATGAAAGTTTCATCACATCTAACGACGATCCCTCACTTTTAGACAATGCGCAAGGATCTTCTAACTTTGCGGCGCCTGGCGCTGATAGACTGAAGATTACCATGCAATTGGCGTTCAAACCCATTGACGCTAAGCAACCCAATTTTATTGGTTTGGTTGATGTAATTCAAGGAAATCTTCAAGGTAAACCCGATCAGAGCGTAAAATGGGGTTGGTTGTATGATTTGCTAGCGCAGAGGACGCAAGAGGAAGAAGGCGACTATATCATCCGTGACTTCAAAATCAAGAGGTTGGAGTACGTAAACTCCAAAAACGTTGATGGACTCTTTGATGCTGATGAAAACGGGAATTATCCCGCAATTCCAGGTACTTTGGCATCTGAGCGTGGCGAGACACTTACACTAGAAGAAGCACAAGCAATCTACGTTCTTGAGGTTTCTGCTGGTAAAGGCATTGTNCAAGGNTATCAGGTTGGTTATAATCAATCTGTGTATTTGTATGGAAATAAACCCAGAACACCAGAATTGAGTCCTGATAGTTTTACCTACATTTCTCCTGGNGCATCNTTTACACTCCAAAATACCAGTGGTTCACCTGATTTACAGAATATTACTGGAGATGGCAACGCAGTTGCATTTACACCAGTATTGATGTATAAGCAGTTTCTTGATGGNTACATTGGAAATGCTACAGAAACCATCACATATGCGAATGGTGACGTTGTTGAGACTCCAATCAATAGAAATAAGAAACCCCTAGACACATATCACATCGTTGCTGATGGTGAAATTGGACAAACTCAGTATCAAGAGATTTATAATGAAGGTAATACTTGCGTAGTTGTATCTCCTGTTGCTCTCAACAGAGGTGACATCATTGGTAATGCAACTGCTCTCATCGTTACAAAGTATGAGGCGATGGCAACTGGGTATCTTAACCCCAGATACTTTGAACCTAAGCAGGTTATTAATGAACAGACAGGTTATGAAGCATTCACAACCACATATAACCTAGGTATTCTCACTTCTACCTTCTTTACTGAACTGGTTTGCTTCCCAGAAGTTAATCCATCAGCGGAATGGGAAGTAGGTTCACGTATTCTGGGTGAAATCAGTGCCGCTACCGCCATTGTAGAGAATGTGGTGGATAATGGTGATGCACAGGTTCTCATCGTCTCCAACGTCATTGGTGAATTTATCAATGGTGAGGTGATTGAACAACCTCAAACAGATAAAACTGCTACTCTCATTCGTCCAGGTGAAGTAATTAAGTTTGATTTCTACGATAAGGGCGAATCCCAGACTATTACACTTGATAATGAGACAGGCATTAAGGTTTCTGCACTAGGTGCAACCACAACTTTGACTGTTGCTGATGGTGATATCACAGTATCATCTACAAATATTTCTCTTACTCAACAGGGTAGAAACAAACTGGTTAAGTTTCCATACAGTATTGATGTAGAGAGAGATGATGTTAAGGTAAATCTCAATGTTGAGACTATCCCAAGTATGATTAATGGGTATGCAGTGGTGCTTCCCGCTAAGATTACTCACACACTCCAGAAAACTAAGTCACTTTTCTCTGGTTTGAATGATGTAAACAACTTCTCATCTGATATTTCCATTCAAAACAGCGCAGATGCTGAGTATATCAGCGTTGCGGATGCTTCACTCTTCACTGGAGAGGTAGGATACAACTGGGTAACCTGTGATAACTTCTCTGGAGATGCTTCAGATCAACTGGTAGCAGGTGATGTAGTTACATTGGCAGCAGATGATGCTTCTGTTATCACTAAAATCGTTAAATTTGTCACTGCACCCGCTGGTTCTGGACAATTTAGAGATAAATGCTTCATTTACTTCACTACAGCACTTGAAAAACCCACTACAGGTAAGGTTGTTCAGAGACTGAGGATTAAAACTGAAGGTGATGTTACTCAAGGCGTTGTTTATAGGATGCCAGAGCAGTTCGTCAAGTCTCTGGAGAGTAATCCACTCAAAACTGGCATCAATTATCAGGTTGGTAGACAGTTTTATCAGAACGTAGAGGCAGGTGCTACTAAATTCTCCCTGGTAACCAACAGAACTAACGAAACATTCCTGACTAATCGTCGTTCTTCCATTGTTATCGCTAGAAACCTCTCATCTCCTAGTGATCCTACTGGATTGTTGGGTAGATTGATTAGCATTTCTGCGATTGACATCCAAGATAATGGTAGAAAGATTGAATTTACTCTTACAGAACCACTTGCAGTCTCTGCAACCCTCAAAGTTGTTACTTCTGTCTTTGTTACCAACGCATTGGCGAAGAGAAAGATTATTCGTCGTGAAGTAATCAAGAGAATTGTTTATCCTGAGAGCGCACAAAACGTTCTTTCTCTGGATGAAGCGGATATTTTCCAAGTAAACTACGTCAAATCAGTTTCCACTGGTAAGTTTATCACCAATAACTACACATTGGATGATGGACAGAGACAAAACATCTATGACATTGGACGTCTCATCCTCAAAGAAGGTGCACCACGTGTTCGTCAGTCCTCTGAGACTAATGAAAGTGGTACGATTGAGATTAGTTTTGATTATTTGGAGCACGAGAACGAGGGTGACTTCTTCTCTGTAGACAGTTATACCCACGAAGATGGTATTAATTACTACTCTGATTCCATTCTATCCATATCAATCACAGGGTGCTGCTGAACCTAGCAGACAGAACCTCATCCTAAACACTCCTCTGAGGGATTGTATTGACTTTAGACCTGTTGTGAACACAACAGAACCATATGCTTCTGTGATTGCTCAGATTACCCCTGGTGTTGCTTCTGCTGATAGTACGAACTATAGAGACTCCACAAACCTAGGTAATGGGTTTGCACCTCGTATGCCACTAGCGAACTCNCAGTTCCAGTCTGATATTGAGTTCTATGTGGGTAAGATTGACGCTCTATTCCTTGATAAGAGTGGACAACTGGTACTTCAAGCAGGTGAACAGACGGAGAACCCCATCAGACCTGGTGATTTGGCAACTGGATTGAGACTTTACGATCTCAGAATCCAACCTTTCTGTCTCCACGCTAAGACGAACATCAAATTGAAGAAGTATGACTACTTCAGATATGGGATGAAGGAGATTTATGGACTGGATCAGAGGATTGCCAGACTAGAAGACGTTGTTTCTCTGTCTCTGCTGGAGCAGAAGGCACTGAATATGACAGTGAAGGATGCAGTAACTGGATTGGATCGCTTCAAATCTGGTTATATCGTAGATGGATTCTCTGATCACTCACGTGGTGATGTAAATTCACCTTATTATCGCTGTGCAGTTGATGCCAAGAGAACACTTCTTCGTCCTCCTTTCATCAAGCACCAGGTAGAAATAGAAGAAGTCTATCAAACAGACGAAGGTAGACTTCTGAATGGTAATTATGTCAATAATAATGGTATTTGTACCATTCCTTTTGCTGAATCAGTCTATTCTGCTAACCTAAGCGCTACCCGTTGGATTAACATTCAGGTTTATAACGTNTTTACCTGGGTAAGGTAGTATGAACCTCAATCCTTCCATNGATACATTCACTGATATNAGACAACAACCAGACCTGAACATTGAAGATAACTCACTGTATGATGCTATGACAGCATTGACTACAGGTTTGTATGATTTGGGTATCCTGGGTACTGTTTGGGAGACAAACCAAACCCTGATTGATGAGTATGTTGATTGGAACACGGCAGAACACCAAGACTTGGAAGCAAGACTCGCTGAACTGTCTGATCAATTCACACAGAGAGCGGGTGCTGAACAGGTACAGATTCTTCCACCTCGTAATGTTGGTGCTGGTAACGGACTGGAAGTTCAAACTCAGATCTTTGGTACAAACATCACTGCAACTGGTGACATTCAGGTTCAGAAAGACTTGAGACTGGAAGGTGGTGAGATTGTTCAGACTTCTTATGGTGACAGGATCACTGACATCACTTTGGTGAGGTCGATGAGAACCGTCCCAGTGTTCTTCACTGTATCCAACGTAAAACCCAACACAGAATTCTTCGCATTCTTTGATGGAGTTCCTGTGGGTCGTTGGGTATCCCCTGATGCTCCTGAGACTGACTACACAGATGGTAAAACAAATAACCTGTTGACTCCNAACTCTAATCCAAAGGGATTTGGACAACCAATTGTCTCCTGTGATAGAGGTCACATCTCTGGTGTCTTCCTAATTCCTAATGGTAGACCACCTTTACAGAATGTTCTTGAGACGACAATTGATCCTGAGACTGATGTTGAGGTTACAGTTGAGGTACCTCAGACATTTGATGGGTATATGCAGCACGTTCAGTACGAAGTGACTGGCGTAACTAGAAGTTTCCCCACAGGTGATAGAATCTTTAGGTTGACGACTGAACCTTCCAATAGAGACGCTGATGTAGGTGAATCTGACATCGTCGATTCCTTCGCTGAAGCAACCTTTACTGCTTCTGGTATCATTGCAGATAGACAGAACACAGTTGTTTCAACCAGAACTGTGGAATTTGTTCCACAACGTGAGGAACTTCAAAGGGTTATCAATGAAATCACAGAGACACAAGAGATTCAGTTAACATTCAGACGCTTCCAGATTCCTGTAAGACGAGATGATCCTGTTGCACAAACCTTTGAGGTTGATGCCAATCATGAGAATGGTATCTTTGTAACAGAACTGGAAGCATTCTTCAGATCTAAAGACGACGTTGTTCCCATTGAGGCATATTTGCTTCCTACAGAGGGTCACGTACCTGTTCATAATGTCATTCCAATGTCTCGGGTTACTATAGATCCCGATTCTATCCTTAGAGTCCAGTGTAACTTAGACAGTGAGAGTGAAACCATCAGAGTTGGTATGCAGGTTGTTGGACAAACATCAGGTGCTGTAGGTATTGTAAAGAGTGCGGTTGTATTCCAATCCGCTGCTGATAATCCAGAGCAAAATTGCACTAACTACGTGTATAACGTGGTACTTGACAACTATGATGGTGAGTTTATTGCTGGTGAGCAAATAATTCCTAACTTCTCTCCTAATTCTCTCTCCACATTCTTCATCGTACAAGATGAAGTGAGACCTTCTAGAGTAGATGTGACTGCTTTTGGTGAGGATTACACTGATGCAACGGTTGTATTCGATCAACCTGAGTTGCCAGGTGGTGTTGCTGCTACTGCAACAGCAAAAATTGCTGAGGGTAAGGTATACAACATTGAACTTAACTCTCCTGGTTCAGGATACATCAATGTTCCTTCTGTAACCATTGAATCCACTACTGGTGATGGTGCGACTGCTACATGTAGAGTGGTAGATGGTAGAGTTGCAGTTTCTATGGGTGTTGCCACCTCTGATGATAGTACTGCTGGTACCAAATTCAAGTTTGAAGCGCCAATTTACCTCCTTGGTAATCAAGTATACGCTTTCGTTCTCTTCTCTCCATCACTTGAGTATCGTGCTTACACCTCACGTCTAGGTGAGAACGAACTTGATACAAATATTAGAGTGGTAGAGCAACCACACCTTGGTTCTCTCTACAAATCTCAGAACAATGGTATCTGGACGGAAGAACAGGCAGAGGACATCAAATTCAACCTGAAAAAGTGTGACTTCTTCACTGAAACCTCTTCTAAAGTTCAACTGAAGAACCAACCTATCACTACAACTCAGATTAATAGAGATCCTATTGAGACAAACACCAATCCTGGCACTGGTAACTCACAGATCTTTGGTGATAATCCATATATCGTGACAGTATATCATGACTGGCACGGATTGGTAGCAGGTGATATGGTTGAAATCACAGGTGTGGTTGGTGATCCTGGTGGTATTCCTAATGCAGAATACAATTCTCTCCATACTGTAATTGCTTCTGACTTCCGTAAGTTCACAATTGAGATGAACACACCTGCTACTATTACTGAGAAAGCAGGTGGTTTGGATGTATTCTGTTCATACAACCGTCCATTTGAGAGTGCTACCCTTAAGACAGGTATTATTCAGGCAGCAGGTACAAACCTGACAGCANCCTGGACGAACCTCAGGTGCTCAAACTATTGACGGATACAATGAAGCATTAGCATATACGAGAGATGCCCCCGTTCAGTTCACACCTGAGCAAAGATTCTACTTCTCAGAACCCAAGCAGGTAGCATCTGAGCTCAATGAGGTACTCTACAGTGATACATTCCACCTCAGAGGTGAACCATCACTGAAGGTGAACGCAAATCTCACCACTACTAACACTGATTTGTCTCCTGTTATTGATTTGACAAGATCTGGTGTCTATACAGAGAAGAATTTGATTGATAATCCTTCTCCTGATAACATTATCTTTGGTTTGACACCCAAAACAGTCAACTTCACTACTGGATTTGCTGCAGATCTCATCACTTTAGATGAAGAGATCACCTTTACTGATGATGCTGAAGGTATTGATTACACTGTAAGGGTTCTAGATTTTAACGCCAATACAGGTAGGGTGGTACTTGCTGGTAAAAACATTGATTACTTCAACAAATCTTCTGTCTTCGCTAAGGCAGGACTTGATGCTCTAACTATTGAGAGGATTACTCAACAGAATCCTATCAACTTCGTACCTGAGACTAAGAACTTTGGTTCTATCTACGCTAAGTGGATGTCCAGACTCTTTGATTTACAGAACGAGTGTGATGGTGTAGAGATTAGAATGGCAGCAGTCTTCTATGATCCAACCGACATCAAGATCTACTACAAACCACGTGCTGTTGGATTCGATGGGGACTTTGATAGTCTCTCTTGGATTCCTTTTAACCCCAATCAGGCAGCACCTGGTGAGACAGAGATCGATCCCACCACTGAAGAGTTGTACGCAACTCCTGGTTTGTGTGACAACGTAGGTGAAATCAATCTTAGATCTCATTCAGTAGCATCTCCAGAGATTCTGAAGAACACTGACTTGTTTGAGATGAGATGGACATTCCAAGATGCCGCTAAGTTTGATGGTATTGCATTCAAGATTATCTTGACTAGCACCAACCCTGCTAAGTGTCCTCTGATTGATGACATCCGCATCGTTTGCTCTGAATAAATAAGATTATGAAACTTGTACACGGTCATCCCAATCTCAGAAAGGGATCTAATGGGGTTCTGCATAATGTAAGTGACAATGAGAGACGTGCTTATCGTCAATCAAAGAAGATGGCACTCCAACAACAGGAGTCTCAAGGCGAAATCCAAGATCTCAAGTCAGAACTCCACGAAGTTAAGGAACTTCTCAAACAGTTACTCCAAAAATAATGGCGTTAAATTTCCCACTCAATCCATCTGATCAAGCGATATATCTTGATCCTACGTCTGGATTGAAATACATCTACAACACATCAATTGGTGGGTGGGAAACTGCTATCCAACCCCCAGTTATTATCACCACTGATGGTAATGCACCTGACATTACAATCAATGGTTTTTTGTGGTGGGATGCACAGACAGCAACACTCAACATTCTGAGGGGTGGCACGTGGGCACCTATCACAGGTAGTGGTGGCGGAGGTGGAAGCGCTAGTGTCACCGTAGGTAACACTCCTCCTAACAGTCCTATTCAGGGTGATTTGTGGTGGGATACAGTTGGTGGTAACCTATATGTCTATTATATTGATGGAACAAGCAACTCAATGGGTTATCGCATCACCTAACGTAGGTGGAGATGCCACGTCAGCAGTATTCACTGGTCCTAGTGCTCCTGCTGATCCCACTGAAGGTGAGTTGTGGTTTAATACTCTTGATAATACTATCTACGTCTTCAACTTGGGGCAATGGAAACCATCCTCATCTGCTGTTGCTGGAGTTAATAGTGTTGGTGGTGTCTCTCCCATTATCACTAGTGGTACATCAGACGTAACAATCTCTATTCTTCCTGCTAATACTATCTCACAGGGTACTGTGAGGTTTGCCACNCAATCTGAAGTTAGTTCTNTGGCGAACGTAGAGGTCGGCAGGTTACACCAGGTAGATTAGCAGCAGGAATTGAACCATATCTCCCACAGGCAACCACTGAACAGAAAGGTGTGGTTGAGTTGGCGACTGGTGATGAGGTAGTAAGTGGTACAGATAGCACAAAGGCAGTTACGCCCGCCACTCTATCTCTAGCAACATCAGCAGCAGGTAATCCAATTGGTACGATTATTGCTTTTGCTGGTGCTTCTGCACCAACAAGGTTACCTNAAATAGCAATGGAGATGTCATTAATGATGTCCCTGCACAAACTATTCAAGGTGTCACTGCNGATTTCAGAAATTTGAGGACTGTATTGGGCACAACATATAACCCAACACAATCAGGTGACGTAGTTCTTCCTGATTTGAGAGGTGAATTCCTCAGAGGATGGAGTGACGATAGAATTGGAGTTGATTCTGGTAGAGCAATGGGTAGCACACAAGGACAAACAGTTCAATCTCACGCTCACAGCGGTCCTGCTGGTCCTGCTGATGTAGATAATGCTGGTGCCAGATATGGTGGTGGCAACAGGACTGGTGAAACAGGTGTGTATTCAACCAATGCCACTGGTGATACGGAGACTCGTCCCCGTAACGTTGCTATTCTCTATTGTATTAAGTTCTAAATACTAGAAAGGGTGATACAATGCCAATCGATTTTCCCGAAACTCCTGTATTAAATCAAGTTTTCCCAGCACCTAATGGTGTAACTTATACGTGGGATGGAACTAAGTGGACTCTGAAGATTCAATCAGAGGAGTTGCTTAACTATTGGGTTCGTAATCCTGTTGCAGAACAACTGCAACCAAAGGCATCTGGTGATGAAATTCTATTTGATTCTTTGGGTATTCAGTACCTTGACTCATTGCCCGCATCATAATGGCTATTCAGTATCAGGTTAACATACAAATCACTTCTGGGTGTGATTTTAGACAAGAATACACACTAGGTAATCCTGATTTATCACCCAAAGTGATTACTGGGGCTACCTTTAAAGCTGCTTTGGGTAAGCACCCAGAGGCTATCAAGGCTTACCTCAGCACTAGCGAGGAACCTGTGTATAATTTCATCCCCTTCACCACATCAGTGGTAGATGGGAATGGTGGCATCTATTCTATTGCTCTCACGGCAACTCAGACTAGCAAACTTCACGAGGGGAAGTACGTTTATAATGTAGTGCTTGAAGATGTGAATGGCACAATCACAGAAGTAATCTCCGGACTTGCTTTTGTAGAGAAGGCATTCGCTACCCTTGTATAATAAATAGTAAAAAAAGGGAAATCTGATGGCAGACGTTCTTATTAGTCAACTACCAAAGACTACGTCGGCGGGTGATAGTGATCTACTCATTATCGACTCGTTTGATTCTGGTACGGGTGGTATTGTTACTAATGCGATCAAGTGGTCTGATCTCTACACAAAGATCACTTCATTCCCACAGGGTATTAAGTTCCCTGATGGCACGGCACTACAGCCGTCAATTACTTTTGCAAATGATACCAACACTGGTATCTACAGACAGGGAGATGATACTATAGGTTTCACCACTAACGGCATTGCCCGTATGGTGATTAACCCCGCAGGCAATATTGGTATTAATACTCTCAATCCATCAGAGAAGTTAGAAATCAAAGATGGAAACTTTGCTATGCTCTTTGGAGCAAGCAACGAACTGAAGCTCACAGCAGCAGATGGTGGTGCTTCTATTCGTCAGGTTCAATTCCTTCCTCTGTCATTTGCTACTAATGACATCCAGAGAGTTAAGATTACTGGATTTGGTTCTGTATTGGTAGGAACCGACAACGAAGTCAGTGGTTCTAGTTATTAATGTTGAGAGTGGACTTGTTCAGGTTAATGGAGGTACCTTCACAGGTGCACCTGGTGGTAAGACACAAATTGGTTATAATAACGGTACTAATAAGAACCTTCTGTTCCTCAACTTCAATGGTGCAGTAGGTAATGTTGATGAGAACTATGGTGCTAATGGACAGGTTCTAACCTCACGTGGTCCTGGACAGTCTTGGACTTGGACTAATGCAGGCGGTGGCGGAGGATCAGGTGTCCACGTTGGACCCACAGCGCCAGATCCCGCCTCTGTGGGTGAACTGTGGTACAACACTAACAATGACTTGTTGTACGCTTATGATGGTGCTGATTGGAACAAGGTTGGTGAAGGTTCTGGTGGCGGTGTAACACCTTCTCCCACACCTCCCCCAACACCCAGTGAAGGTGATTTGTGGTATGACGAAACCAATGATGTCATCAAGTACTGGGATGGTTCTCAGTGGGTATCACTGGTTGATGAGAACAATACAACTGGTGGCACAGTAACAAGTATCAACGTTGCTGGTGGCACTGGCATCTCATCATCTGGTGGTCCAATCACTGACGCTGGAACAATCACAGTCGCTTTGGATCCTCTCGGTGCGGATCCCAGTGGTACATACACTACATCAAACATTACTGTTGATCAGTTTGGTAGAGTAACATCAGCATCCAGTGGTGATGCAAGTGACCTTCCTGCCATTGCTCTGAATGACTTGAGTGATGTCAACACTGGAACTCCAACACTCAATTACTTCCTGAAGTGGAATGGTTCTGCTTGGATTGCCGATGACGTTCCTGTACCTGATGCTGTCACATATAAAGGACCTATCGACCTTCTTAATGATGCTGTCCCTGGTGCTCCTTCTAATGGTGACTTGTATATCAACACTGGTGTTGGTACAATCAGTAACAACAACTGGGGTGCAGCAAACAACGGAGTAGTTCTGGTTGGTGGTGAGAGTGTTTATTATAACTCAGACACAACTTCTTGGGACATCATTGTTAGTGGTGACAGTGGAGTAACCAGTGTTACAGGTAACAATGGTGTTGCTGTTGATAACAGCAATCCAGCACAACCAGTTGTCTC